ACTAGCGAAGAAGATGCAGACAACTTCTACAAAATGACGGTTGAACGCATTCGAGACTTGGAGCATAAGGCAGATGAGTCAATTAAATATATCGAGGGATTGAATCAACTGATTGTTCTCAAGAACGACGTAGTAGAAGAAGTCGAGTAAACGTGAACAGCCAAGGGTGGAAAAGACTGTGAGCCCGTATGGAGGAAATAAGATGATTATCGTTAAGTGGCAAGAAGTGATCAATGGCAAGAAGAAGGATATTCACCAACACGTTGTGAACATGCAACTAGCCAATCAACTGCGTAACAGTAAGCGTAGCGAAGGAATTAATGCATGGATTGAGTTGGAGGGGAAGTAATGACTAAGTATGTAATTGATTTACCTGCTGCAGCGACAGTTATTGTGGCTGAAAAGCGGTTTTTGCTAAATGAAACCGATGTAATGCGAGTTCCGGTTAGTCAACTTGAAGTGTATGTTGAACCAAACGCTGCAGAGGATGCAAAAGCTGAGAAGCGTGTGATTGAGTTGCCGGCTGATGTGATAGCAGAGTTAAAAAATATTAAGGAAGACAATGGCGACGATAATCTTCAAGGGTTTATGAACGATGTAAGCGACAATGATAATCTTTGGACAGGAGTTGACACGCTTAATTATTTTGGAATGCCTACTGATGCACTTCTTGGCGAATGGTGGTTAGAACACGTTGATTTTGTTCCGAAGAAGGAACCTCGGTTTATTATCAATGTTGATAGTCCAACTGGAATTGGTCGAGCTGAAAAGGATGATAACGGTAACGTTCGCATTGAGTACTACGAATTTGATGTTGCTACACGATCATTCACCGAAGCAGAAGCCGACGAGTTGGTAGCTGGCCTAACCGCATTGAATGCACGAAAGGTTAAGGTAGATGAGTGATGAAGATTCAGAATTTATTGTTGAATGATACACCGGTGTTTAGCGTTGGAAATTATTTTTACGAAAAAGTCGTTTCTGAAATTATTGAATTTGACGATTTCTACGAAGTTCATTACAAAGATACGAAGTTCGTTTCACGTATCAACAAAGCGTTTGTTGTTCAAGTTGACTTGGTGGAGGTGGATGAGTAATGGCATATTTGATTAGCGAGGCAATCTTGTGCATTGCAGTTGGTATTTATGCATATGAGTCATATAAAGCTTATAAAGCGCGATTGGAATACGAACGTAAGGCACAACGTGCAGTAGAGGCAGTAGAAGGATGGCGTGATGCATTTATGAAGGTATATCAAATGAACGACTCGAAAGAAGAGGATCATGCGTAAGTATTACTATTTCAGAGACAAGCAAGGCTACTTCAAACTCGCTTATACGCCAGAAGGTAAGCGAGTGATTGTGCGGACGTAGAACAAGCGCCAAGCATATCGAACGAGTAGCAAGTGGCTCATCAAGCATATGGTCAGCAAGTGGTTAGCAGGTTATTGCTATTGGGTAGAAGAAGGATAAACAAAAAGCGCCAAACCGAAGTCCAGCGCCATGCAAAAGAATTTAAGGTAAGTTCATTTTAACATGGAGGACATCGGTTTGGCAGACAAGGTTGACAGGTTACTACGAGATTATTTTGATGGAACCATGGATAAGCAGATAAAGGCCCGTGAAATGTATTTGCAGTTCCATAATGATGTTGATGAGAACGTGGGTGGTGGACGAGCACAGTATAAGTTTAATAATGCTGTTGAAAGTCAGATGATCACATTGGAACAAGACTTCGAGTTGCGTGAGTTGAACCACAACAAGATGATAGTTGAAATGTGGCTTAATGGTTTAGGCAAAGACGAATACGATATTTTGGATATGCATTATGGAATGCGTTACACATGGTACAAGATAGCCTTAGAACTAAACAAGAGCGTAACTGCCCTACAAAGGTGGAAGCGTGAGTTCAAGAGTTCTGTATCGCACTATGTGGACCTTTGAAAAGGGGTGCCAAAATGCGACACGAATGGTGCCGAAACTTGGTGTGTTTAACCGTTGAAACCATGTGAAAATAATAGAGTAGAAGAATTGAAACAAAGCGGCGAAGGTCTGCGTGAATGAGTTCATGCTACGTCCCGATGGTGAGGTGGTGACGACTTAACCGAAACGCTTTGAAACATATAAACTCAGGTAGCAATCATTCGATTGTTGCCTTTTTATTTTGCACTGAAAAGGAGCGACGACATGAGAATGCATAGGTGTGCAGAGATTGGTTGTCGTGAGTTGATTAAACCAGGTTGGACTTATTGCCAGCCACATTATGAAGCACGCATGAAGAAGTATGTACGTGCCAAGCAGATGAATGCAGATCGCAAAGCACAGACCCTACGTGGGCAGTATGAAATAGCACAGGCAACCAAGGAGTATGACAGCACAAGGCGACAGGAGTTGCATGACGGCTTCTATAACACAAAGCAGTGGAAGAAGATAAGCGCATACGTTAAGAGCCGTGATGGTTATGCTGACGCTATTGACGGTAGGTTATGGGATGACGGTGAGCTGATAGTAGACCACATAATTCCAAGACGACTACTGACTAAGGACAAGCAGTTGGACACAAGCAACCTATGGCTACTGACTAGGGCGCAACACAACCACAAGACAGCAGTTGAAAAGAAGTTGAATGAAAATGTGTTGAAGCATGCAAGTCGTGAGTGGTGGCGTAACGTATTGCGTGAGAAGCCACAGGAGCGTGTCTGAGACGTTTTATATTTCGAGTGAGTAATTAGCCGGTTGATAATTAAAAATTGTTTATACCCCCGCCTGCGTTGCTTAGGAAGTAACCGAATATCAAATAGTGCCTCCCTGTTCACGCGCTGCAGTTATTATTATTTTTTGGATTGAAAGGAGGTGAGACCGTGCCACGAAAAGCAAAGTTAACAAGCGATGAATCAGATCGCAAAGACCAACGTGAGCGCACCGAGAAGCTTCACATGACGTTGGAAAGCGCTGATAAGTTATCTGAGACTGCGCCACAACATTTGACTGGTGAAGCCAAGAAAATGTGGGAAACAATCGTGCCTTTCTTAAATGAATCAGGTTACGTGATTAACGCGGATAGTTCAGCAGTTGAGACATTGGCCATGAATTACCAAATGTTGCGTGAAGCATACGAGTCAGTGAAGTCAATTGGTATTGTGTATGAAGCTGGTGAGAAGTATTTCAAAAACCCAGCAGTTGGAATTATTGACTCAGCAACTAAGGTTATTAAGTCGGTTGGTAGTGATTTAGGACTATCACCGCAAAGTCGAGCAACTTTAATTGATATGGCGAGTTCAGATGATGATGACACCCAAGATTGGGCAACTCATTTCGGAGGTGAATAATGCGGAAGTATAAAGAATTATTTGAAAAATACCCAGACGATCCAGCGCTAACGTACGCAGTTGATGTCTTGCGTGGTCGAATTGTTGCCGGTGAGAAGATTAAACGTGCAGCTGAACGACACATTTCAGACTTGGAACGCATTAAAGATGATGATGGATTTATCTACACATATAACGCTGATGAGGCTAAGAAGATTGTTGAGTTTGCGACGCTACTGAAAGATGTGACGTCAGGCGAACCTTTCAATCCTTCGCCTTATCAGCGTTTTATTTTGGCCATGATTCAAGGGTGGCGTAATCCTGAAACACGAGGTATGCGTTTTAAGAATATCTTCATCAGCATGGCGCGAACAAATGGTAAGACACAATTGTTGTCAGCTTATACCTTGTACAATTTCCTGTTTGGATTTCCAAAGGTTAATCGACAATTAGCTGTTTCAAGTATTGATATTAGCCACACGAAACCACTTTATAAGTACATGACTTACAACTGGACGCAACTACAAAATGGTCCGTTTAAGAAGTTGGCCAAAATGTGGGGTGTTGAGTACAACCAAAACGAAATGCGTATTGAATCACAGTCAACGTCAATGAAACGATTGTCCGCTCAAGGTAGCGATTCCGATGGAGACCACTACACAACAGGTATTGTTGATGAATACCACTTGTTTGGCCAAGGCGAACGTAGTTTTGTTAACTCAATGACTTCAGGAATGGTTAATAACCCAACTGCCCAAATGTTTTACATTTCAACGGCTGGGTTAGATCCAAACACACCAATGTTTGAGGACTACAAACGATATGCAAAATATCTTGAGAATGGTAACTGGCACGAGATTGATAAAGATTTGGTGCTTATCTGGGAACAAGATGATGAAGATGAGGCATATCTACCTGACACTTGGCAAAAGTCTAATCCGTTGATGGAATTGCCTAACATGCGTAAGAACTTAACAGAAGGAATGATTACTGAACGTGATGCTAAGGTGGCACAGGGCAAGTTATCTGACTTTATCGTTAAGAATATGAACATGTGGCAAAATGCCAAGGATAATGCATTCCTGCCACTTGATTTGATTCAAGGTGCGATTATTGATGAGTTCAATATGTATGGTCGTGACGTATTCATCGGATTTGACTACTCGCAGACAAATGATGATACGTCTTTGGCGTTCATCTTCCCGTATATCGGGAGTGATGGGCAACAAAAGTATCACCTGTACCAGCACAGTTGGGTGCCAATCTCAAAGGCCGGTAGTATCGAGGCCAAAGAACAACGGGATAACATCGATTATCGAGATGTTGAAAAGCGCGGTTTTGCCACCATCACTCGTGACCGCTTTGGTTTGATTGATGAAGATGAGGTCTTTAATTGGCTACTGACATTTATTGAGACAAACGACCTTAACGTACAAGCGATTTTGTATGACCAATGGGGAACTGGTAAGATTATTCGCCGATTAGATGAGATTAAGAATGAGTTTTTGATTATCCCAGTTCGACAAGGTATCAAATCACTGAATGAGCCAACCAAATTCCTACAATCACAGTTCATCAAGCAGAATATTACGATGTTAGATGACCAAGCAATGCAGCAAGCGTTGGTTAATGCGGTTGTTGTTTCGGATAACAACGGAATTAAGGTTGATAAGAACGTTAATTCTCAAAAGATTGACGTGGTTGACGCGATTATTAACGCCTTTTATGAAGGGCAATGGTACAACACAGAATTTACAAACGCTGATGTTAAGAAAAAGTCGTTTCTTGATGGTAAAACACCTGAAGAAATCAGCGATTATTACATGAATCTTACTTTTTAAGTAGAAAGGAGAGAAAACATGGTTAAATATATTCCACTTATTTTATTGTTAATGGGTCTCGTTACGTTTGCAGTAGCGATGTTCCTATGGAGCCTGATTGCTGGACTAATTGTATCTGGAATCGAGCTGGCGTTCCTTGGTGCAGGGGTTGGTGTTGCTTTAAATGGTGACAAACTATGAGTATTCTTAACAACATTTTCAACCCTGGTGGTGAGACACGTTCAAGCCAATCAGTATCAGCTGGCTCTATGGCGCCATTCATTATTACAGGTAATTCTTTGAAGCCGGCAGAGCTTGTGTCTGCGGACGTTGCCTTAAAGAACAGTGATTTGTACGCCGTAACCTCACTTATTTCAAGTGACATAGCAGGAGCTCTATTTAAGGGTAACTCACCTTTTATCGAGTTGCTGAACCAACCAAGTACCAAAGTTGCATCATATAATCACTGGCAAACATACTTACTCAACGTGTTGCTAAATGGTAATGGAATTATGATTATCAAACGTAAAGCAGACGATACACCAGTTGAATTGATTAACGTACCTACATCATCAGTTGTTATTGAATTAGATGATGTCACAGGTGAAATCACGTACAAAGTGAGCGCCTTTGCAGGGTTACAAGGTGGCACGTATTCAGCTGCTGACGTTATTCATACACGTATTATGGCGTATGGTTCAAACCAATTAGATAACTTGCTGGGTCATAGCCCGCTTGAAAGTTTGGCGACTGAGTTGCAACAACAAACTGTAAGCAATCGTTTGAGTTTGGCAACGCTGCGTAATGCAATCAACCCAGCAACCGTCTTGAAGCTACCTGAAGCAGGACAAATGAGTGATGAAGCGAAAGAAGCCGTCCGAAAGAATTTCGAGAAAGCTAATTCGGGTGATAATTCAGGTCGCACAATCATCTTGGATGAGACGGCTAACCTATCTTCAATCAGTATTAATGCAGATGTTGCTAAGTATCTATCACAGCTTGATTGGGGTCGCACGCAGATTGCTAAGGCATTCGGAGTTCCCGATTCGTATCTTAACGGAACAGGTGATCAACAAAGCTCGATTAATATGATTTCAGCGCTATATGTGAACGGATTGAACAAATATATCGAACCGATGCTGTCTGAGATTAACACGAAGCTTGGTGGTGGCATCAATATCGATATGCAGTCAATCATTGACTACGGAAACCAACAATTAACAACCAACTTAATCAACCTTGTCGACAAGGGTATTGTGGGAGCTGACGAAGCTCACGGCATTCTTCTGTCAAAGGGGGTGATATAGCATGACAGAAGTTGAATACCGAGCAGTTGAGCTTGATTCAAGTGAACTACGAGCAGGTCAAGGTGAATCCATTGGGCAAATTGCGGGATATGCAATTGTTTGGGACACGCCAAGCACCAATTTACCGTTCGTGGAAGTGATTCAAAGTGGCGCACTTGATGGTGTAGACCTATCAAAGGTTTTGGCGTTGTATGACCATGATTTTGCTAACGTGTTGGGTCGTGTTGATAGTGGCACACTCAAGCTGGATATTGATAAGCATGGTCTGCACTTTACACTGGATATTCCAGATACAACGTTAGGGCGTGACGTGTACACCCAAATCAAAAACGGTAACCTCAGCGGATTATCCTTCCGATTTACCATTGCAGATGGTGGCGAAAGCTGGAAAAACGTCAACGGAAAGCCAGTTCGATACATTAGCAAGATTGCTACGATGAGAGAGATCTCAATCGTTAGTGTTCCTGCGTATGACGACACAAGTGTTGAAGTAACACGATCGTTCAAAGAGTTCACAAAGCAATCTCAATATAAGGCTAAGGTGCTAAGCATCTTACCAACTTTTGAAATCGACATCGGTTAGCTGGTGCCGGTTTTTATTTTATTCACAGAAAGGAAATCACATGGAACGACTAAACAAGTTGAATGAAGAGTTGGCAGCAAAGAAGTCAGCCCTTAATTCAAAGATTGAAGAAGTACGTGCTAGTGCAGAAGATGATGCTACTGATGTAGCTGATGTTCAAGCTGGTATGAATGAAGTTAAGCAAATCAAGGGAGAAATTGATGATTTGTCAAATCAAATTGAGACCGTGTCAGAGGCTTTAGACTTGAAGCCCGAAGCAGAATATGAGGTAACTCCAGAAGAGATTGAGATGACCCCAGAGAGTGCTGAAAACACACGAGATGGCGAAGATGTCTATGAACCAGAAGAGCTTAATTCAGCAGTAGAGTCAGAAGAAGACGATAACGAAGAAACACGTTCAGGAAAGGAACTAACAAACATGGAAGCAATTATTGGAAAGCAAAACTCAGCATTTGAAGATTTTTTGAAGACAGGTGAAGTACGTGATGGATTGACTACGGTTCAAGGAGCTGTGGTAATTCCGAAGGAAATCTTGGACATCCAAAAGGTACCAAACGACCCTACGCAATTGGCATCATACGTTAACCGTGTTGCCGTAACGTCTGGTTCAGGAACTTTGCCAGTTTTGGCTAAGAACACGGCTCGTTTGGCCTCAACTGCTGAATTGGCAGAGAACCCTGAATTGGCCGCCTTGAACTTGACGGGTGTTGATTACAAGGCTTTGACTTACCGTGGTGTAATGCCAGTGTCAATGGAAATGTTGCAAGATGCACCTGAAATTGAATCAGTTGTTGCTGACTACGTTTCAGAAGCTAAGTCTTTGACTGAACAATACAAGATTGGTGAAGTATTGCAAAAGGCTACGGCGGTTGCGGTATCAGACGTTGATGGTATCAAGGACGCCTTTAACATGGGCCTTTCAAACTACAACCGTATGTTCGTTGTTTCAGAGTCGTTCTTTGCAGCAATTGACAAGGTTAAGGACTCAGACGGTCGTTACTTGTTGCAAGACTCAATCACTGCACCATCAGGTAAGCAATTGTTGGGTGCACCCGTAATTATCGTTGCTGATGACGTTTTGGGTAAGTCTGGCGAAGCACATGCCTTTGTTGGTGACGTTAAGGCGTTCGCTTTGGAGGCTATGCGTTCAGACATCGCTGTTGAATGGCAAGATGATGACATCTTCGGTAAGAAGTTGGCTGTTGCATTGCGTGCTGACTGGCAAGTTGCTGATGCACAAGCTGGTAAGTTCTTGACGTTTGCACAACCAGCTCCAGCTTCAAAGTAATTTAACGAAAGGAGCCTCACTATGGCAGAACTTATAACAGCCTCTGAGTTGGCTGATGAATTACACATTGACCAAACACCTGAAGAGCTGGCTACGTTAGGCACGTTGATTCAAGATGCCAGTGCAATTGTTCGTGGCTCAATCAGTCCAGACCTAACGGAAGCAGATGCCCTAACGAAGGCTCCTGAGCAATTTAATCGTCTGGTTGGTAGTGTTGCGACATCTCTGTACTACGATAGGGCGCTCACGAATGGATTTTCTCACGGGCAAATGATTATCTTGCAACAACTGACTGGAATCGTTAAAGGAGGTGCTTAAATGGCAACGTTTAAACCCTCAGATTTCAATCGTAAGGCAGATTTCGGCACTGTGGAATCCAAGCAGAACCCTAACAACGGTAGCATCAAGAAGACCTTCGTAAAACAGTTCAGCCTATGGTACGCACCTAAGACCCGCACACTTAACCAACAGTATCAAATCCAAGGTACTGCTCTGGATAACACAAAGGTCATTGTGGTGCGTCATAACAAGGCTGTTGAAGGTATCAAGGTTGCGCAGATTGATGGTGTGATGTATGACGTTGTTCAGTACAGCCCAGATGAAAGTAACTCTGTAATCACGTATGACTTCGTAACATTGAAGCGGAGGGCATAGGTATGGCTGAACAATCATTAGAGGACATCTTGAACGCCTTTGTAGAAGAATCTGAGGCGGTATCAACAGCCATGAGTGTTGAGGATAAAGCTAAGGTAACTAAGGCAGGCGCTGATGTGTTTGCTAAGGAAGTTGAAGCAGAGTACAAGGCTAATCACTACCGCCATCGTGTGACTGGAGAGGACCCGCACTTAGCTGATTCAGTTATCGTACAGAACAGTAACGTAGATGGCATGAAGAATGGTAATTCAACGGTTGGATTCTCAAAGGACAAGGCTTATATTGCCAACTTCATTGAGAACGGTACGAAGCGTCCTATGTACACAAGCAAAGGTCGTAAATACAAGCGTGGCGGACAGGTTGCTATCAACGGCGATCACACCATCGAAAACTTACGTAACAACCCAGAAGTTATGTCTAAAGTTGTTGAAGCTCAGGCTGAAGCATACAAGAAAATTATCGACAAGAGGAATAAACAATGACACCACTTGAACAAGTAAATAATATAGTCCATTCGTTATTCCCAAGTTGGCAAGTGTACTACTATGCGATTCCTGAAGAAGTTATCGACGATAAGTCTGTGACACAAGTTTTGATTACGGAGTCTAATTCAGATGTAACCACATACGGCGGAGACACATTTAACGAGATGTCATTAGGTTATCGTTTGCAAATATTTTACGGACTGGACGAGGAGAACCTATTAGGCATTGAAATTAAACTGTACAAGGCTCTGGAAGCTGAACGCTGGCGTATCACGGACAGCCAGCCACGGTATTTAGACATCAGCCAAACGGATGGACAACAAATCATCAAGAATATTGATATTAACAAAACACTAACGCTTGACGAGATTAACCAATAGGTTGACCTCGTTTTTTGTTTGAAAGGAAATGATTAACTATGGCTATTGCAGGTTTGAAGCTAATTACATTGGCACTGCGTGACAAGAACGGCGCACTATTAACTGGTGACGCTGGTTTGTCAGAATCAGGTATTTTCGAAGTAACAACAGCAATGTTGGGTGCTAAGTCAGCTAACATCACTAACATTTCAGCTAACGGTACAGCCATCTATGGTAACAACACGAAGGTTGACCAAACGCAAACGAAGGGCGAGCCTTCAGTTGCGTTGGACTTTAATGATTTGCCATTTGACGTTAAGCAAAAATTGTTGGGTCGTGTGTCAGACGGCAAGGGCGGTTACTTGCAAGAAACACGTCCTCGTGTCGCTATGACGATCGAGACGCAAACGATTGATCGAAAGAACTCAATTTACTTTGGCTTTGCTAATGGTGAAGTGCAAGAAACGGCCGCTAACGTTCAAACTGATACGAACAACGAAGTACGTGTTGACGATGCTTTGACGTTCACATCGTTTGGCGTTGAAGAGTGGAACAACGAAGCCATGAAGGTATACTTCTCAGGTGACGCTAAGTTCGACAAGACGGCTATGCAAGCGGATGTCTTTGGTGTGTCAACGCCAGCGCCTGCTGGAAACTAAAACGGATTCGAGCAACGGCTGACGCTATGAGACAGTCCAAATGGGGTGGGAAGCCCAATTGATAATTACATATATGAGAGAAGGTAAAACCATGAAGATTTCATTTAAAGAATTACGCAAGGCGCCGTTTGAAGTGAAAGCATCATTTAAGAACTTGCGTAAGACATACGGTGTCCAACTACAATTGGCAAAATTGCAAGATAGTTTGAATGGTGAACCAGTTGAATCCATGCAAGCTATTTTGAAGAGCTTTGACGACACGGTTGAGTATATCTCAGACATGTTACATTTGAAGGGCAAAGAGCTTGATGCTTTGGAAGAGTTAGAGCAAGAAGAAGTAACGGCAATTGCACAACGTATCTCAATGCGTGTTATGGGGATGTCAGAAGATGAAATCAAGGAAGCCTTGGAACCATCTGATGACGATGAAGAGGGTTTAGAGTAGCACCCCAGCAACGGATCATGACGTACACCAATCACTTGGCTGACCTACGCATGTTCGCTAAAGACACAATGCAGAACCTGCACTGGTCGCTGGACGACATAGAAAACTCAGACTATGCGGAGTTGATGGAAATCATGAACACGACTGAAGCGGATAAGATTCAAGATCCTATGGCTATGATGAATCTTTATCAATCACTTGATTAGAAAGGAGGAAATATGGCAAAAGAAAAAGTAGCTGGCTTAATGTCCACGGAGATTGGGCTTGATACAGCCAAGGCCACAGAATCTCTTAAACAACTGAAATCAGCTGTTAAGGACTCAACAAATGAGTGGAAGCAAATGGAGTCCCAGCTGAAACAATCTGGTGATACCGTTGGTGCCAGTGAGGCTAAGTATAAAGGGTTAACTCAGTCCGTTGAGAAGCAACAAGACGTGTTGGCCAAGCTCAAGCAAGAGCAATCCGAGGTCAATCGGTCTACGGAAGCTGGAGAGCAGACCTATCAGAAGTATGCTTCACAGATAACCACAGCAGAGCGTCAATTAGCTTCGATGACAGCTCAGCAAGCCAAAGCTAAGACGGCTTATGAGCTTCAATCGGACGGAATCACAGAGCTTAACCGCAAGATTAAGGAAAACGATGAGCTAACAAAGCTCCAAACAGACCGCTTAGATGCCGAGGGAAAGAAAACTGAATCGGTTGCTAAAGCCAAAGAGGGGCTAAGAACCAAGATCTCCTTGATGAACGAGCTGTACGAGAAGCAAGCCAGCCGACTTAAGCAACTTGAATTAGCTGAAGGTGACAATACCGATGCAATTGGCAAGCAGAGGCTTGCCTTAGAACGTACGCACACGGCTATTGCTCAAGCAGATTCCAACATGAAGGGTCTATCAAAGACTTCTGAGAAGGCGTCTAGCACGTTTTCTGAAGTTTTCAAAGGAACAGCCCTAGCACAAGGTGCAATTCAGGCATTTAACAGCGTGAGGACGTCCATAGAGGGCGCTATCGAGGCTGGAGCGGAGTATAACAAAGAACAAGACACGATGAAGACCGTCTGGCACGCTTTGACGACAGAAGCGCCCAAAGATGGTAAGGAATTGGTTGGCTTTATCAACGATATGGCCAACTCATCTATCTATTCAGCTGATTCAATCAATGAGATGGCACAGTCCTTCTACCACGTTGATTCTAACGCTCAAAAGACGAAGGAATGGACCCAAGACTTCATCAATCTGGGCTCAACAATGCACTTATCCAACGCAGAAATTGCGGAATCTGGTAAGACCTTTGCCAAGATTGTCGCTGGGGGTAAGGTTGGTGCTGAAGACCTTAATATGATGATTGACCGCTTCCCTATGTTTGGTGAGGCTGTTCAAAAGGCATCTGGAAAATCGATGCAAGAACTTCGTCAGATGTCCGCACAGGGTAAGTTGACCTCAGATGTCTTCGTTAAGGCCATGGACGAGCTTGGCGCTAAGTATAAGGACGGTCAAGCTGAGGCTATGACATCGTTCCAGGGTATGACGATGTACCTTGGTAAGCGTAGAGCACAACTGTTTGGAGAAATTGAGCAATCATCATTCAATATGTCGAAGAAGATGAAGTCTGATTTATTGGACATCACTTCCGATAAGTCGATGGAGAAATACGCTCAAGCAATTTCAAAGGCAATGGGCAAAGTCATGGCTGTTGTCGAGAAGATGATTGAATATATCCGAGCTCATAAGAAGGACATCATGGAGATGTTCTCTAACGTTGCTAATATTACAGGCATTCTGGGTGGGGCTATCTGGAATACCATCAAGGGCACGATTCTTGGTGTTGCTAAGGCCATAGGTTCGATAGGTGGCAATGCTAAGAAATCACATGACCCACTTAAAACGGTAAACGGTGCTCTGGAAGCCATATTGAGGCATAAGGGTGCTATCAAGGCACTTGGGGCAACGATTGCCACAGCCTTTATGGCTAAGAAAATGATTGATTTCGGTAAGGGTGTTCATTCCACCATATCTGACATCAACGGTATGCGTCAGGCGCTTGTAAGATTAGCCACGTCTGAGAAAGTTGCAACAGGTGCTCAAAAAGCCCTAACAATGGCGCAAAAAGCATTCAACTTTGTTGTTAAGAATAGTCCTATTGGACGTGTCGTGTTGATTATAACCGCCTTAATTGGTGCGTTTTATGAATTGTACAAGCACAGTAAAAAGTTCCGAGCGTTCGTTGATGGGTTGGTTCAATCAGCTAAAGTTCTGTTCAAAGGTCTGACTAAGTGGTTTGGTGATGCGTTCAACTGGATAACAAAGTTTTCAGGAAACTTCACCAAGAACTTCGCAAAGGGCTGGCATTCGTTCACGGATGGAATTGGCAGAGCATGGAACATAACGTGGTCATACATTGGAAACGTGTTGGTAAGTTATATCAATATGTACAAGAAAACGCTTAGATTCTTCATTGATTTCTTCACCGGAAACTGGGGCAACCTTGGTAAGGATGTTCGTAACATATGGAACTCGTTGTGGAGCTACCTTGAGGCAGTCTTCGGTAAGAGAGTTGGTTCAATCAAGTCAGGAATTGAAGGCTTTGGAAGTAGCGTATGGAACTTGTTTGGTCGTATCAAGGACAAGGTTACGAGTTTTTGGTCTGATATGTGGAATGGCTTGAAGGACTTTGCCCGTAATGGCATCAATGACGTTATCGGCGTTATTAACGGCGGTATCGGTGGGATCAACACGGTCATCCATACGTTTGGTGGTAAGAAGAACGCCATCGGCACAATCCCTAAGTTTGCCAACGGTACTAAGGGAGCTCCAAAGGGGCTGGCTATCGTCAACGATGCACCTGGAGAACATTACCAAGAGGCAATCATCGATAACTCTGGTAGGGCTACAGTTCTTGAAGGACGCAATCGATTGGTTGAGTTCTCAGGTGGTGAAACGGTTATCCCAGCTCATGCGTTGCCTAAGTTTGCCAATGGTACAGACAACTGGCTTGATGCAGCAGTGGGTTGGATTAAGGATAAGTGGGACAAGCTAACAGAGTTCATCAGCCACCCTATCAAGGCACTTGGCAATATCATGAACAAGGCAGTTTCTGGTATCACGGGAAGTTCATTAGTAACCAACATTGCACCAGCTATGGCTAACGGATTGGTACAAGGTATTGCAGACCCTATCGTCAACATGTTCAAGTCTTTGAAGAAGAAGCACGATGATGAAGGTTCAGCGTCTCCAGCTGGCTCTGGTGTACAACGTTGGAAGGACTTGGTTATTAAGGCGCTTGATAAGAACGGTTTGTCAACGTCTGAATCAATGGTCAATAAGGTTCTCCGCCAAATTCAAACTGAATCAGGTGGTAACGAGAAAGCGGTTCAGGGTGGTTACACTGACATCAACACGATTACTGGTGACCTTGCTAAGGGTCTTATGCAAACTATCTCAGCAACCTTCAATGCCTATGCCTTCCCAGGGCACAAGAACATTTTCAATGGTTACGATAACTTGCTGGCCGCTTTGGCATACGCTAAGAACCGTTACGGGTCAAACCTAGCGGGACTTGGTGAGGGCCACGGTTATGCTCAAGGTGGTATTGTCTCTCAACACGGTTTCTATGAAGTCGCAGAGCAAAACATGCCTGAAATCATCATCCCGCTGGATCCAGCCAAGAAGATTCGTGCCAACGAGTTACTTGCACAAGCTAACCAACGTATCAACGGTACACAGGCCCAACAGGTTGTTGTTCAATCAGATACATCCCAGTTGGAGCATAAGTTTGATAACGTGATTACCTTACTGTCATTGATGCTAGGTGTTAACCAAGACCAATTGAAGGCTATGCAGTCTCAAGGTGGTATCAACCTACCTAACCTTATGAATCAGATGGGTATGACACAATCAACTCATAATTATCAATCAATTTAATCGAAAGGAAATCCGTTATGCAATTATTCGTGCAGCCCTATGGTGGCAAAGAATTTGACTTGACGGCTAGGTTGCCCTCTGTGGTATTTCTAGACATGAAGGTCTCAGCACCACAGCTAACAGGTGACTGGCTTACCATAGCAGGCTCAGATGGTCAAAGGTTACAGAACGCCACTTATGGCGCCAATCAAGTCACAGTCTCATTATTCATTAAGGGACGAAATATGGCTGATTTCAGGTTGCTGAAGGCTGAGTTACAACGGGTGTTTTACCAACGCGGTCTGATCCGATTGAGAAGCTCACTGGAACCATTTAAGGTGTGCTGGGTCATGGCTAACCCAACAGACATCACACCGATTCAAGCGTCATCACAAGGAACCGTGGATCTTGTGTTCACTAATCCAAGTGGTATGGCACAGAGTTACGTTAGGTCTGACGAATTACCTGATGACATAGGTAAGTTGGGCTTTGGTATGAATCTACCAGCCAGTGAGCTAAGCTATGTTGGTACCAGCAATCAATTCAACATTTACAATCCTAGCGATGTTGCCATTGACCCTTATGTACAGCACCATGACTTGAAGATTACCGTTAAAGGTTCAGGTGCTTTCACGTTGACCAATAAGACAAATGGGACGTCTATCAAGCTTAACAAGGCGATGACCACCAGTGATACGTTCGTATTGAATGGGGTTATTCCAGCCCTTAATGGGTCAACAGATGTTGATACAGACTTCGGACACATCGAGTTGGAACGAGGAGATAACGATATTGTGGTTAGTGGACTAAGCAATGCCTCCGTTACTTTCAGCTTCCCATTCTTATACTTCTAAATGGCATACAGTAAAGAAAAGGTTGTTATCCAATCAAGGGACGGCAAGTCCACACAAGCGCTATCCTCATTGGATTTCGGGACATTTCAAATTACCATCACGAAGAACGAAGCTTACCAACTTGATTTCCAAGCGTATGACGATGGGTCACTTGGCTTTGCTCTGTTACAAGTGGAGAATCTTGTCCAGTACGATGGTCAAACCTATGTGGTTAAACAGGTTATTGATGATAATATGGGTGGTGTTCATCGGACAACGGTTGTAGCAACACACCTCTTCTATCAACTTAACAATCGATTCCAATACAGCGTCAAGACTGGTGACAATTCCCTAAGTCTGACAGATGCTCTATCGTTCCTGTTCAGTGGTATCGGTGATGGATACTCTTATCAGATTCACGGTAGTTTCAGCAACAAGACGCTAACGGACTTTGGGAACATCTCAGTGATTGAAGGTCTATCAACTATCAAGAGCGCATTTGGAGTATACGCTATCGTACCTGATAACAAGGTGATTCATCTGTACGACAAAGACAGCTATGTGAAGACCACTAAGAAGGTGTTCAGGTATCGCAATGATACATCGTCTGTTCAACTGCAATACGATGCAACGTCTATCGTCAACACTGTCCAAGCAGTCTCAACGGCAGAAACTCCAGCATTCAGCCCATTTATCGTAAAGAACGATGATTCAGTTGCTAAGTGGGGTATCAAAAACGGTGCTAGGGTGGAATCGGACTCAATTACTTCAGTTGACGCTATGAAGAATCTGGCATCACAATCGTTTGTTCTGGAGCCCAGCTTGGCTATGACAGTTACCAGCGCTGGCAATGAAGACGTTGCGCTAGGTGAGACGTGGACAGTGCAGATGTTGGAGACTGGTTTTCAGACGTCTGTTGAAGTGGTATCGATCGTGCGTGCGCCGTTTGCTACCACGGCGGTTCAAATCACATTGAACAACACCCGCAAGAATTATCTGGATGCACAGAAGGCCCAAGCAAGCGCCATAGAGACGGCAAAGAAAACAAGTACAACAGGTAACATGTGGGTTGTTGGAAAGGTGGAATCATGACATTGAATGGAATCGACATAAGCAATTGGCAGGCTGGTATTAACCTAAGTACCGTCCCAGGTGATTTTGTCATCATAAAGTCCACTGAGGGAACTACCTATATGTCACCTGTTGCAGATACACAGTACCAGGGCGCTAAGTCAGCCGGAAAATTGCTAGGTGTTTATCACTTTGCAACAGGCGTTGGGGCGGAAGAAGAAGCCAAATATTTCCTTAGCAATGTTCAGAAGTATCTTGGTGAGGCCATCCTAGTATTGGATTGGGAGGCTAGTGTAGTTTCGCAGGGTGTTGGGTATGCTAAGGCCTTCTTGGATTATGTGTACAATCAGACTGGTATCAGGCCGTTGATTTACATGAGCAAGTCAGTAACTAATGCGTACGATTGGAGCTCTGTATCAGCCAACTACGGACTCTGGGCGGCCCAATATGCTGATGATTCGTCAACAGGCTATCAAGATGACCCGTGGACTGATTCAACAGGATATGGCTCATGGCGTGGTCCAGCGATGTTCCAGTACAGCAGTCATGGTAAATTGGACGGTTACGATGGCAACCTTGATTTGGACAAGTTCTACGGTGACAAGACAGCTTGGCAGGCGTTTGCTAAGTCCGATAAGGCACCTGAACCGGACCCAGCCCCCGAACCTGAGCCGTCTACGAGCACGCCAATCGTGCAATACTCTGACCCAGATGGAAAACGGGCATATGCTTATACTCATTGGCAGGCTATCGACGGTAAGCCTGATGTGGCTTTGAAAAATGACATACCAACACTGCCTGACCTAAGTGGTTATGCAAAGACTGGTGACCCTGTCTTCCTAATAAGCCCAAACGGAACCAAGTATCAGATGGTTGTAGATGATAAGGGAGTGCTTTCAACAAAGGAGGTGGCGGCAGATGATAAGTGATCTATCAGGGCGCATTCAAGCGTCAGATAATGCAGTGCAACAGATTTACAAAGCGTTCTATGACGTAGGCATGATAGAGGAAATGCCGGATGAACAAGAAGCGATAAGCGCAACAAAATACGACGAGCTGGCATTCTCAAATATTGGGAGTGCTTTAATTTTGCTCAAAAACACCGTCAATCGACTGGTGGACATCTTCAATGAATACCACTTTGTTGATATGGACGGTTTAAAGGTCACAGGAATTGAATATTGGGGAACTAACGCATCAGGGATTGATGGTGCTTATAACGGATTCAATAACACTCTGGTACAAATTGAAAATACACTGGAATCTATGGTGGAAATCATGATTCTTAACGGTTTAATGAAAGGAAATAATTAACTATGGCTACACAAGCACAAATGCAAGGGCGCTACGCGGTTGTCAACACATTGCTTAACACGACTGATGTGACTTTGATCGACTCATTGTCTGGCCGACAAGGTGATAGCGGTCGTATCGTGTACTTTGCTATCAAGGATGGTAACTTGCCACACAATCTTGATGGTCAAAACGTTGTCCTAACAGCTAAGGATTCAGCAGGTAAGGTTAAGCAAATTTCAGGAGTTAAAGATGTGATTTCAGCCACAGGTGGGTTGTTCAGCATGTTGATCCCCGGAGAGATGTATCAATCAGCTGGGGACATCGAGGAGGCTTATATATCTGTTCAAGATGTTGAAGGTACGGTTATCAGCTCAATCCCTGTAACGTTCACAGTAGTTGCTAACAACATTTTGTTCACAGCTAACGCTTCTAACGACTATATTGATTCAGTTCAAAAGGCTGTAGATGAAGCGAATTCACGTATCACAGGTTTGAATGACAATATCAAGGCGCAACAACTTGCTTACGAAACTTTGAAGACCTCAGTTGAGAATCTGGCAGGGCAAATCAACTCCAAGCAAGTGTCTATGCTGAACGTTGCAAATCACTTCACTGAAACAGCTACCTTTGATAAGGGAATTACAGCAGACAACGTAACTTCTAACGGATGGGTTACGGCGAAGACAATCAGCACGCCTAACTTTAAGTCAGACGGAACTTCTATCCAACAATCAAGGGACGGAAAGACTTGGCACAACTTGGCGGACGATGATGGCGTTGTGCATAACGCTGGAAATGA